CTGGAATTCGGGCGTGCGGTCGAGGTGCTTCTTGAAGCTCTCGGTTAGCGCTTTGCGCACTTGGCTTATGGGCGCCTGCCTTACCGCGCGAATCCGGATCGGGCTGGCGTGCCACCCCTCGGCTGTCTTGACGCGGCTGTAGCTCTTTGAGGGGCCTTCCGCGGCATTTCCCGGCGCCAGGTCTTCACCTTCCGGCGTCGCAGTTTGTCCGGCGGGTGCCATCATCGTGGGCGCGCGGAGCCGATCGCCACCCTCCACGGGACCGAGGCCAAGATAGTTCTCTCGGGCCTCGTTCTGGGTCATCACCGGCATGCCGGCGACCGTCGCCTGCATTTCCTCAGTCCTGAACTGCTTGTCCTCCGGAGTGGGATCGATAAAGGTAAGGTAGAGATCGTCTCCATACCGAGGCACCAAGAAGGCGTTGAGGTAGGAAACTACCAGCTGCATCTTCGGCTTGATGGTTCGCTTTGCGAAAACATAGTCCGCCGTCTCGCTGGTCGCGCGGTTCGTGTCACTTTCAGCGGTGCCGAGGATCGTTTTTGAAACGCGAAACCCTGCCAATATGCGGTCGCGGGTCTGGTCGGCTAGGTTGCCGAAATCCATATCCCGGTGCGTCATGCCGGTTTGCTTCAGATCGACGCCCTTCGGAAGCACGGGCGTTTTGTGCGCGTTCTGAACGCCTGAGTACGCATCTCTAAAGCCTTCGCGAATGCGCTCGATCTGACCTTCAACATTAGTCTGTGTAGCCAGATACAGCCCAACTCCTGCCCCGTTGACGAAGAATTTGCGATTGTACTCCATCGCGTAGTTATCAGCGTCGATCCAGATCGGGATGGTTTGCGGAATGCCGATGCCCACAAACGGGTCGTTCGGATCGGGGTATTTGATGTGGAGGATCTGGTACGGCAGGAATTTGTAAATCTTGCCGTCTTCCGTGTATTCGTAATGGCTGAGCTTTTTCGGAAAACTGCCCGCCACTTTCACCCGCATGCTGCCGGGATTGAGCGGGTAGATCGCTCTCGGCACGCTCGTCGGTCCGTTGAGGCCATCAAGCAAGCCGAAGAAATTGCCGGCCAATTCCAGGTGGGATGCCATCGTGTATTTCAGCTCGATGCTGGTCATGTGCTCGTTCGGGTTGTCGAGCAGGTCTAGGAGCGGGTGCTGATCGAGCTCTTCATGATCCTTGCCCTTCGCCTGGTAGAGCCTGAGGTCGATGTTGGCGATTTCGGAGGCGATGGCGTTGACCGCAGCGAAGGTCCAGCCGGTGAAGTTCGCCATGGCCTTCGCGGCGTCGACCGTCTTGCCGCCATCCGGGCGGTAGATCGCTATAGCGCTCGCGAGAGTGGCCGATTTCTCGCTAACTTGCGGCATCTCGGCCCGGCGCGTTCCCCGGTGATCCCTGAGAACCACGCGGCCGGTACTGGTGATGCCCTCTACCGTGTTGACGGGAATAGTCCCGCGTGTGGCAGGATCGACGGAACGGGTGAAGATGCCTTTGAGAAAATCCGGCATAGCTTTGATGCAATAGTAGCACCTCGTCTATGACCGGTGGTCGGAGTGGGGATATTGGAATGAGGTACAAAGAGTTTGATATCAGAACGGCTGAACGGGATGGAAGATGGCAAGCTCAAATCCGCCGCAGCGATCGACTGGAAGTTACCTGCCAGGGTGTAAAGCGGAAAGTATTTGTGACGCCTGATGCGCCAACGGAGGATTATGCGATTGAAGTAGCAAGAGCGGTCATTGATCAGAAGTACGTGCAATAAGGATCAAAAATCGAGCCCCTTTATAATGGTCGTTGGTCGAATTGGAGCATCACCAGGAATAGAGGCCGGGGAAGCGGGGATATTATGAACCAGCCAATTTCTTTAACTCTTCTGAGACTTGCTCCAGTCCAACACAGACTACCGATATGAACTTGCGGACATTTGACTCTTCGGCGGCTTTCTGCAAATCCCCCTCTTGTCTATCCGATAACAGTTTAGATGGAAGCTTCTTTTGCGCTTTTAGAATTTGGTAAACGTTAAACGTTGCTGCAACTGTGAAAATATCACTTCGACCATACAACTCAAGAAGCGTACTAAGCGATTGCGATGCGAACTCCAAGCCTTCTTCATAGCGTTTTTGAGCTGCTAAGCAGATGCCAAGATTTGAGAGTGTAGCTGCCGTGCCGCGGTGACGCAGCCCATACTTATTGCGCTCGATCTTGAATGCAGTCATTCGCAACGACTGGGCTTCTGTATGTCGACCTTCTGCATCTAATATCATTCCTAGGCCGTCATAAACAACCGCAGTCCGATAATCGGTAATACCGTAATATTTTTGCCGCAACTCTAGAGTTCTTCTTAACAGCCCCTCCGCCCCTGGATCCGGTAGTTTAGACTTGATCCACCACTCGATCCGTATCTGCTCATACTCTCTCGCGAGTTTCTGAGGCAGGTTCTGCTGAGAATTATTTTGAAGCGCAGTCAGCGCCAGGGTTGCTAATCCACCCCCAATCACGTTGATCAATAGATCATACAATACCTTTCTAATCTTCGGTCGCAGCTCATTTTTGATGGTCGCGAGTTCTGCCTCGATGAAGCAGATGCGATCAGCTGTATCTACTATACGCCCTGACAACTGTTCATTGCACAGTCGAGTAAGAAGGGCGTCGGCTTGTTGATCTGATAGTCCTGCATTGATCAGCAGCTTTCGCACTAGCGGGGTAGCGAGTTCGTTCACTGAAAGACCTTTTTATGTCTGGTTTCGCAAGGTTCTAAATAAGAAAGGTGATACCTTCTTCAATCCCGTTGCTCAGATATAATGTACCTTCTGCTCCTCAACCCCGTCCCCAATAACTCCGAGAATGAGCCAGACAAGCGCGTCCACAAGATCGTCGTGTTTTTCTCCTCCGAAACCCAGCACCTGCTGCAATAGTAACTCACATCCGGTGCGCGGAAACTTCACGACACCAAGCTTGATGTAGCGAGCCGCCACGCGCAGGCGCGCCCGCTTATCCTTGATCGGATGCATGGCCTGCACGCTGAAGGCTCTGCGCTCCATCTCCTCGATCGCGGCCTGCTGATACATCACGCCTTCCACGAACCACTCGGTGCTCATGTTTGTCGAGTGCCGGATTTGGTCAAAACTGTCGATCGTGTCGTGGAAGCTCATACGCCGATTGAGGGGGTGCGGCTGAACGTAAATCTGCGTCTTGCCGTCCTCCCACGCGATCTCACCGGCGACACAGGCGGTGTAGTCCGCACTTTCCTTCGTGCTGATCGCGAGGTCGACGCCGTGCGCGAGATAGTTGCCGTCGTCAAACGGCGGATCGTCATACCAGTGAATATCCTCCGGCAGCACGTCCTGCCCTTCTTCGGGTACTACCTGGAGGAGCATCTCGCGACGGAAGCCGATATCGCCGAGCTCTTTGCGCTTATCGTCTAAAGCCTCCTGCGTCGGGTATTTAGCGCGCCAGGTGCAACGCTCGATCTCGGGCTCGTTATCGTTCGTAGCTCTGAGCAAGGGAAATTCCAGCACATGGAAGATGCCGGTGTTCTTGAGACGGGCCATAAGGCCGTCCGTGTGCAGCCAGTTGCCGATGACGATTGCCCGGCCTTGCCGCTCTTCGATACCCGGTAGGACAGTCCCACGAAACCAGCGGTCGGTCTTGTCGCGGTTCTCCTGCGTGCGTACCCAGTCGATGTCCTCAACGTCGTCGGCAATGACGAGAGAGGGCCGGTGCTGACGGTGTTTGATGCCGCGGACGCGCTGGCCTCGTGAACGGCTGAGAATGCGCACGCCGTTATCGAGGACGCAGTTCATCTTCTGCCAGTCCTCATCGCTCTCCAGCGTCGGCTCGGGGCGCGTATCGTTGACCCTGCGATATTTCAGGTGCCCGTAGTCCTGCAAAATGAGGGCGTTTTCCCGTAGCTCGTACTGGATGTTCGCCATGTTGACGCTCGCGGACGCAGCGGTGTCGGAGAGCATGACGATGAACGGGTACCGGTCAGGATGCTCCAGCGCTGCCCATAGAACCAAGGCAAGACTGGCCATCGTTGATTTGCTACAGCCGCGAAATCCTATGATCTCCAGGCGTCGTATATCCTGATTTTGAAGCACGGCGCTCATCTCGTCGAAGAAGTCAGACGGGATGAGGGGGAAATGGTGCGGCAGGTACGTGAAGCAGAAGCCTTTGAGGCTCTTGGCTGCTGTCCGGCGGATGTCGGGGTCGTCTACGAGACGCTCAAGCTGTAGCGTCTCCGTTGGCATATATCAGGTCAGGATGCTCATAAACATTCCCATAGACAGCGTGATTCTGATGCATGCCAAAGAGTGCTTGTTCCATCTTAAGCTCCTCGCTGGGAATTCCGATGCGACGTGCCCGCCACTGACAGCGATCAGAAAAGAAAACTTCCCAGTAATGTCGTAGGATGCGGG